CACCGTAGACTGGAGCCCGTCCGGTGAAGAACCTGCTTCTGGGACGTCCTATTCGGTCACCTACACGTATATCGCCGCGACCGAACCGGAAAATATGGACGCAGACGGCTATACGGTCAGCGGAGCCGTCAAGGGAACGAGTATCATGACGACGTATCATCAGGCTCTGCCGCGATACGACCGTCTCTGCCTTTCCTCTGACGGTACGTTTACGTGGATTGCCGGCGTCGGTTCGGAAACGAACAGGCAGAAGCCGGGCGTCCCTGATGGCGTCCTGCTCCTTGCCACCGTGAATCAGACCTGGCGAACCGGGGCAAGGACCATATCTCAGGATGGGACGCGCGTTGTCTCTATGTCCGACATGGAAGCGCTGGAAGCCCGCGTTGACTATGCTCTGAACCAGGTAAGCCTGAACCGTCTGGAAAGCGATGTAGCTACCCGTGAAGCGGGCATCAAGGCCGGGCTTTTTGTCGATCCCCTGCTTGATGATTCCATGCGGGATCAGGGACTTGAGCAGACCGGCGCTGTCGTTAATCAGTGTCTGCTTCTGCCTGTAAGCGCCACCGTGCATGAGCTCTCCGGTTCGTCCATCCCAACGGGCCGCGCCTACACGAACGTGACCGCCATCGAGCAGCCCCTGCGCACCGGTTCCATGCAGGTGAACCCGTACCTTGCCTTCGCGCCCGTCCCGGCCGAAGTCTCACTGGTGCCTTCCGTCGACAACTGGACGGAAACGGGAAGCGTCTGGGCCAGCCCTGTCACGAAGATATTCAATTCTTCTGTTTACGCCCCTAACGGCATATGGGGCTATGCCCATGGCTCTACGGTGACAACCGCGAAAACGTCCACGCTTGTTTCCGGTGAAACGACGTCTCAGCTGAGCTATCTGCGGCAGACACAAATCACGTTCACTGTGTCCGGCTTTGATGCGGGAGAGGCTCTTAAGAGCCTCATCTTCGACGGCATTGATGTCACTCCCGGTGGCGTCACAGCTGATGCAAATGGGTCTTTCACAGGCTCGTTTACTATCCCTAAGGGCGTCCCTGCAGGTGCCAAAACGGTGGCCTTCACCGGCGTAAACGGAAGCTACGGCGAATCTGTATTCACGGGGCAGGGCAGTCTGACTGTGCAGACGCTTCGCACGCTCAGGACGGTAACCAATATCCTCATCGATCCTCTTGCGCAGACGTTTATTCTTGACGCTGATACACAATGCACTGGCGCGGACCTCTGGTTCACGGCCTGTGGCGGTGACGCAACCATCGAAATCAGAGAGACGTCCAACGGCGTTCCGACGAAAGTCGTGCTTGCCCGTGGGAAGGTAAAGAAAGATGCCGTCATCGTATCCGGCGGAGGCTATACCCGCATTACGTTTGACGCTCCCGTACTCCTGAGCGCCGGCGTTGAATACGCGCTTGTCGTCCTCGCTGACGAAGCTGTCACGTCTGTCTCCATAGCGGAAACAGGAAAGTACGACTCTACGCACGGACAGTGGGTTATCTCGCAGCCTTATACTGTTGGTGTTCTGCTGTCTTCCTCCAACGCCAGTACATGGACAGCTCACCAGGATAAGGACCTTGCTTTCCGTATCCTGAAGGCTAACTATGCTGCCGCCGGTTCTTCAGAGATTGACCTTGGCAGTGCAGATGTTACCGGGGCCACGGACCTCATCTTCCTCTGCGTCAGTGAAATCCCGACCTCTGCATGCTCTGTCGATTACGTGCTTACACTCCCTGACTCAAGCCAGATTCATGTAGATGCCGGACAGGCCGTCAAGCTTCCCTCCGCTATTACTGGCTCGGTCTCAGCCAAAGCCGTGCTGACCGGCACATCGGGTATGAGCCCGCTTATCTGGCCCGGAGCTGAGCTTGTCGAAGGTATCGTCTCAGAAACAGGCAATTACTACACGCGCAGCATCCCGGCCACCGATGCGGCAAAATGCACCGTCGTGTATGACGCCTATGTGCCTTCCGGCTCTACCGTTGTTCCGACCATCCAGAAGGACAGCGGAAGCTGGGAATCGTTGACTGCAGGCGCCACGACAAAGATGGATGACGGATGGGTGGAGTTTGTCTGGACGGCAGACATTTCAAAAATTGCCGCTCTTAAGCTGAAACTTGAGCTTGCCGGCACGCCTGCCGCGCGTCCGATGGCCGCCAATATCCGTTTCATGGCCACTGTGTAAACAATTGGGGATGGATCCGCTGGTTATACAGCCGGCGGATCCAGGAGAAAAAAATGGAATACACAAAGAACATTGCTCTGCCTCTCCCCGCGGAGACCGATACCCCGCATGACAGTGTATACACGTTTCGCAAAGCGCTTGGTGGCATTGACTCTGCGATAGGAACGGACAGGGCGGCTGCGGAAGCGGCTAAGTCGGAAGCTGACTTACAGTTTTCTGCCGTTGAGGCAAAACTGTCAGATATTGACGATGCACAGCAGGGCATGTGGGATATTCTTGACGCCAAGGCCAGAACGCTCGAGTCCACCGAGTCGGGCGAACTGAGCGTCTCCATCCAGCTCGTGGAGAGCATGCTTCTGGAGCGCAGCATGCGTGAGCACCCTGTTGGCAGCTACTATACATCGGACAAGGACACAGAGCCGGCTAAGATTTTCGGTTTTGGTACCTGGGAGAGGGTGAAGGGCGTCGTCCTGCTGGGTGCGGATGAAGTCTCGTATCCGGCCGGCAGCGAGGGTGGCGAGGCAGAGCACACGCTGACGCTCGCCGAGAGCGTGAAACACGGCCATAATGTCTATGTGTATACGGGAAGTAATCCGTCTGATGGCATGGAGGCGCACCACTGGTCAGCTGATGGTACTACCGCCGAGGTGGCTCCTTCTGGAGCGACCTTCAGTCACACATGGTGCTCAGGCAGCTTCAAGTCATGGGGCGCTACGACGATGACAGGCGGCGGCGACCCTTCAGGCACGACGAATGCTCTGGGCGGAAGTCAGCCGCACAACAACATGATGCCTTATCACGCCGCCTACTGCTGGAGGCGTACTGCATGAAGACACTGGAGGACAGCGCCAACAGGATAGCAGATCTCGCTGATATCCTGTACGGCTACGCGCTCAAGGACTGGGAGGACTATCAGGCCCTGAAGCAGACTGCCAGTGCCGCGCTCGACAGCATCCAGACCACCATGGCCCCGGCTGTCGAGAAGCTCAGGGGCGGCATCAGCCGCTTCTTCCCCTCTGGCGTCAGGATGCTCTTTAACGGTGCGGCCCCGAGCGGCTGGCAGAAGATCACGACGTATGATGATTGTGCGCTCCGGCTCACGTCCGGCGATGTCACCGCCCGCACTAATGGCATGACCTTTACGGCCTGCTTTGCGGCGTCCAGAGGCACGACCACGACCCAGATCTCCATGGGAGTGAACGCGTCAACCCTGAGTGTCGGCCAGCTCGCCGGACACTCGCACAGCGTCGCTGAGACGCATAGCGCGACGTCAAAATATGATCTTAGCAACGGTTTATCCCGCACCGACCAAGGTCAAGGATGGTGGGAAGACTTCATCGGCTGGCGAGGGTCGAACGAGGCCCATGGGCATGGCTGCTGGAATACCGCGCACGGCCATCAGCTTTATATGAACGTCAGCTACCTGGACGTTATTTTGTGTGAGAAGGTGTGACGAGATGACCAGGACTTTGGTGGACAACGCTGACCGCATTACAGACCTCGTCGATATCCTGCTCTCGCTATCTCTGGCGAATAGGAAGTCCATCGTGGATGCGCGGATGACTTCGGAGTCAGTCCTCGCGGGCGCGCAGGCCGACCTCATGCCGGCCATCAAGTCAGCGCAGGCCGACCTGGACAACTTTTTCCCGGCTGGCATCCAGATGCTTTTCCAGCAGTCAGCTGCGCCGTCGGGCTGGAAAAAGCTGACCGGCTACAATGACTGCGCTCTGCGCCTGACAAGTGAAGGCACGGGGAGCCGTACTGACGGCATGGCCTTCTCAGCCTGCTTTGCTTCCGGCAGAGGCCTGAGCACGACGCAGATCTCCATGGGAGTGAACGCATCAACCCTGAGTGTTGGTCAGTTAGCCGGACACTCGCATGACGTAAAAATCGGCTCCATGGGCAACTCTGTTGACTCCGAGGTGGTCGTCTTCGCATCCGGATCTGGGACAGCTAATGCTGTCGGCTGGCGAGGGGCGAACGAGGCCCATGGGCATGGCTGCTGGAATACCGCGCACGGCCACAGCGTAGATTTTCACGTTAATTTTGTGGATGTCATCCTCTGTGAGAAGGAGTAGCTATGGTCAGGACTTTGGCGGACAACGCCGGAAAAATCACCCGGCTATTCGGCATCATTTACGACAAGGAAGAGCAGACTAAGACAGGGCTGACTTCTTTTGCTGATGCACTCGAGGGTGCAGCAAACACGCTGACGACGCTCATTCAGCCTATCGTCGCACAGGCGAAAGCCGACCTCGATAAGTACTTCCCCTCCGGCACGAAGATGCTCTTCCGCAGAACCTCGCCGTCCGGATGGAGAAAGCTCACAGACCACACCGACTATGCCCTGCGTCTGACGTCAGGAGACACGGGAAGCGATGCCGGCCGATTCAGCTTTTCCGTCCGTTTCGCGGCGGGAGGCAGTACGACAAACGACCAAATCTCGTGGGGGGTGAATGCGTCAACCCTGAGTGTTGGTCAGTTAGCCGGACACTCGCATGGCGTGTACAAGTCTGCGCGCAGCAGAATCATTCAACCAAACAACTGGTATCAGTCCGGCAGCTGGTGGGGCGATAACGTAGGCTGGACAGGTAGTAACTGGGGGCACGGCCACGGAACGTGGAATACGGCCCACGGCCACAGTCTCGACCTCAATGTGAACTATGTGGACGTCGTCCTCTGCGAGAGGACATAAGGAGGAGATATGGCAGGATGCCCGTTTAAGGGGTTCGAGGAGTGCCCGGAACATTCGAAGAAAGGCGGGTGCGCCTTATGGATGAGCTACAGCGGGGGGAAGGACAGTATGCAGGCGAGCTTCGAGGGATGCGCATTGACGCTCACTCCCATGCTGCTCCTTGAGCAGGCGAACGTGACGGGGCAGCTCGCCGGCGAGATGTCGAAGGTCGGGGCCGAGGTCTCGGCCGCCCGCTGTGAGAACATAGCGGAAGGGAAGGCTCTTCGGCAGCAGTTTGTCTCCCTGGCTAACGGCAGCAAGGCTCTCGTCGAAGCTGACCACTCGCATACGATGCAGGCGCCGAGGGCCCTGCAGGGAGATAAGTAATGGAAAAAGATGTGACCATCGTTCCAGTGGATAATGTCATTCTGGTAAATGGCATTCATCTCCAGTTAGATTTTAAGCCCATAGAAGGGCACGAGCAGGTGCACGCCATACAGTGGCACGACGGGAAAGGCGCCATCGAATTCAGCGACTACACGGGAAGAGACGCCGACTACGAGACAGACGTCGCTCCCTACGTGGCCCTCTGGGAAGCTGAGAAGGCCAGACTGGATGCAGAGGCTGCCGCGAAGAAAGCCGAGTACAATCGTCTCGAGAACGTGGTGGCCCGCAAGCTCGATGAGCTCAACGCGAAGCTTGAGGAGACCAAGACCTCCAGCGCAGCTCATATCACTTCTTCTACCGGGTACGTTGTCAACGCCAACACGACCGCGAAGCAGAACATCGACGGTTTGATCACGGCCATGACGGCGCAGAATCTGAGTACCGTCAACTTCATGACTTTCGACAACACGCTGGCCGAGCTCACGCTGGAACAGCTGAAGACTCTCCAACTTGAGTTGATCAGCTATGGAAATAATTTGTACGCCAAGAAGTGGAGCCTCAGGGCTCAAATCGAGGCTTGCACCACTAAAGAGGAGGTAGATGCCATTGTCATCGACTACTCTGATGTTACGGCATAATTGTCATCAGCTGGCTATCGCTATCGATCAACTCGGAAATGTGCTTGTCTCCTGCGCCTTCGGCGAGAAAGCTTGGGCGGACGAGACTCTGAGCGCCCATGCCTGGCGCTGGCACCTCAACTGAGTAAGAAACTGGCCGTACCGTCTTATCGACGCTCTGCTCTTCTGGCAGAAATCTCATTGCCGCAGCGCATATGAGAGTGAGGTCGGGGGACTTCAGCTCCCGGAGCAGGAGAGATAAAAAAGCCCCCTGGGCTGGTATATCCCAGGGGGCTGTGCGGCGGCTGATCCGGCTGCACCTTCGTTTGGTGCAGGATAATTGTTAACTAACTGAATTTATTGGGGTTGCTTTCTCCGGGGGAAAGGGAAGTGCCCAGCAGGTATCCGAGGCGCCTGCGTCTCTCCACTCCTTCGAGACCTGCCAGAAGGTCCCGGGAGGGAGAAAGCAGGGAAATACCGGTTATGGCCGGCGTCAGGACTGTGGCGAGGTGCAGTCCGCTCCATCCGCCGTGGTCCTTCGGCAGCGTCCAGCTGACCATGCGCACGGCCGAAAACAGGGGGCAGGAGAAGAAGCGTCTGAAGAACAGGGCGGGGCTGCGCCCGATGAGATTTTCCAGGGCCCTGGGTCCCGTGGGAAAAGAGGGATCCACGGCGCGCACCACGCGGTCTCTGAGGGTACGGAGCATGTGCCCCTGGCCGGCGTCCACGAGCTGCCAGGGGAATGTATTGTCGTGCCGTCCCCTGCTGATTTCGGCCGGAGGCACGTCCGCGGGGAAGGAAAGTGTCACCTCGGCCATATAGGCAAACAGGGGAGAGCCCGCGCGCCGGGCAGCCTCGCGGGCCATCTGAAGGGCTCTGGTCTGCGAGCGCGTGCCGCGCACGCCGGTAAAGAAGCCGGGCGTCAGTGCCACGCCGCGTTCATCACAGAGCGAACGGGCGAAATCTTCCCTGTAACTCCAGACCAGAAGGCCGGTTCTCGCCTGGCGCGTTTCTCCTCCCACGGGCCGCCCCGCTACATCTGGACGTTCTTTTCTTCAAGATAGAAAGGCTGAATTTCAGGAGCCTGGCAGATAATACACCCGGGGGCCCGGGTGATATCCACGGACTGCGGGTACTCGGCGTAAATCTCGCGGCAGCGCTTCTGGAAATCCTCAAGGTTCCAGGAGGCGAGATAACGTTCAGAGAACTGGCGGTTCACGCTGGCGCACATCTTCCGGGAAAAGGAAACGGAGAGGGAAACCTGACGCGTGGCGCGGACGATGCCGCTGTCGGCGTCCACCAGCGTGATATCGAGATTCAGCCTCTTGTGCCCGTAGATCTTGGGCGGACGGATGCGCTTCTCAGGAGCGAGCTGCATGGTTGAAAAGACGGAATCGGACCACGGATCATCTTCGAAGTGATACAGAAAGTAGACGTCACCGTAATTGGAATACCAGAGGCCGAATGTGGCTCTGCCGTACTGCACCTTGCGTATGTCGTCTTCGGAAGGACTGGGCCAGAAAAGCTCGAGTGTGCTTTCTTCGCCGCTCATATCAAAATAACTGCCGGCGGCGTATTTCAGCTTTTCAGGATTGTAAAGCGTGCCAACATCTCTCAAATTGGATCTCCTTTCTTGGGCACCGGGCCTTCCGGTGCCGCGCTGAACTTGTCCCGTAACTACAGAGCCCATGCATGTCCCTGTGCCTACCGGCGATCCGCGCGCGACCGCCCCTACCTCAACGAATATGCACCGCGGGACAGCACAGCCCTTCTGAGAGATATAGCACGCGGGAGGCCGGCAGGGCAAGGGATGCATATAAAGAGGTGCGGAACATGCCTGGAAGAGGGACCCGTATGTTTTTCACGCCCTGACATATACAGATTTTTTGATGCGCCAGCCTCCTGCCGGCCCCTCCGGTATTCCTCTATGACGCGTCCTTTGCAGACGTTTCCGGCTTCTCCGCGCGTGCCGCGAGATCCTTTTTTCTCCTGCGTGAGAGAAAAACCCGGTTGACCACCACGAAGAACACGGGGATGAAGAAGATGCCAAGCGCCGTGGCGAGGAAGGTGCCGCCGATGATGCCCGTGCCGATGGCATGCTGGCTCGCTGCGCCGGCGCCGTGGCTCACGGAAAGCGGCAGGACGCCCAGAAGGAAGGCCAGGGAGGTCATGATGATGGGCCTTATCCTGAGCCGGGCGGCTTCCACGGCCGCCTCGCGTATGCTTTTGCCCTGACCGGCCAGGGCTCTCGCGAATTCCACGATGAGAATGGCGTTCTTGGCCGACAGCCCGATGACGGCGAGCAGACCGACCTGGAAATAGATGTCGTTATAGAGGCCGCGCATGGTGCTGAACCCGAGAGCGCCGAGGACGCCGATGGGCACCACCAGGATGACGGCGATGGGAATGGTCCAGCTTTCATAGAGGGCCGCCAGGCAGAGAAAGACCACCAGAATGGAGAGAGCATAGAGGAAGGGCGCCTGATGCCCGGACTGCTGTTCCTGGTAGCTCAGGCCTGTCCACTCGAGTCCTATGCCCTGGGGCAGTTTTTCCACGAGCCTTGTCATTTCCTCCATGGCGTCGCCTGAGCTGACGCCTGGAGCGGCTGAGGCTGTGATGGCCGTAGCCTGAACGCCGTTGTAGCGTTCCAGCATGGCCGGCCCCTGTGTCCATTTTGCCGTTGCCACGGCGTCCAGGGGGACCATCTCGCCCTTCGTATTGCGGAAGTACCACAGATGCATGTTGTCAGGATTCATGCGGTAGGGGGCATCGCCCTGCACATAGACGCGCTTGATGCGGCCGCGGTCCACGAAGTCGTTGACATAGGTGCCGCCCCAGGCAGCGTTGAGATTGCTGTTGATGGCCGCCGCAGAGAGACTGTAGGCTCCTGCCTTGAGATCGTCGATGTCGAGGCGCACCTGCGGGATATCATCCAGGGACGTGGTGTGCGGATTGAAGAGTTTCGGGCTGTTTCTGGCCATGGCCAGAAGCTCCGCCCTGGCTTTGATGAGGGCGTCGTATCCGAGAGATCCCTGGTCTTCCAGTTCCATGGAAATGCCAGAGGACTGTCCGAGGCCGCTCACCTGCGGCGGCTGCAGGAAAACGATGCGCGCCTCGTGGTTGTCCGCGAAGCGGGCTCTGGCACGGCGTACGATGGCTCCGGCGC